GGTCATCAGGGGTGACGTACCTGCGGCGAAGCGCACCGAGATATTCCGAGAGTTCCAACAGTCCGATAACCCAAAGGTGCTTGTCATCCAGCCGCAGTCAGCGGCGCATGGTGTGACGTTAACAGCCGCCAACACAGTTGTGTGGTGGGGTCCGACCAGTTCGCTAGAGACTTACGCACAGGCAAACGCGCGTGTTCACAGGTCAGGACAGGATCACAAATGCACCGTCGTACAGCTCCAAGGTTCCCAAGTAGAGAAACGTGTTTACGCATTATTAGATAACAGAATAGACGTACACACAAAAATGATTGATCTTTACAAGGAAATACTTGACTAGAGTATAATCTGCTAGTAGAGTGAATATCCCGACACTATTGTCGTGCGAATAGGAGAACAAAATGAGTGAGGATGATAAGTTAGCCGCGAAGCTGACTAGAGTGTACTTGAAAATCCGCGACGAGAAGGCTCGTGTTGCGGCGGAGTTCAAGCAAAAAGAAGCCGACCTTAATGAGCAACTCGATAAGGTCAAAGCCGCGCTACTCGACTACTGCAAAGAGCAGGGTGCCGATAGCGTTAGGACTTCAGAAGGTCTCTTCTACCGTTCGGTAAAAACTCGTTATTGGACAAGTGACTGGGAAGAAATGCACAAGTTCGTCTTGGAGCATCAGGTTCCCGAGTTCTTTGAAAAGCGGTTGAACCAGACGATTGTTAAGACCTTTCTCGAAGAGAACCCCGACATAGTTCCGAAGGGACTAAACGTGGATTCTGAATATGTAATCTCTGTGAGGAAAAAATAATGACTGGACCATTCGTACCTATCGAAGACCTGTCGAAGCACTTCTCTGTATCGGTTTCTACGATCCGTGCATGGGTGCGTCAGGGTCACATCCCCAAAGATACCTACATCAAAGTAGGCAATACCTATCGTTTCTCTGTTGATGACGTGTCAGTTGCGCTCACCAAGAAGGACGCAGACAAGCCAAATGGCAACGGTGCAGGCACCGCTGTTATGGCAGGTGGTCTGGGTGCTATCGGTGCAGTCACTTTCACCGACAATGATGACGATGCCGATTTTAACCTAGACGACGACATGTAAGGAGAAACAAATGTCCGATGTTACCTTGTTTGAAAACAATGCGCTTGCGAACAGTGATCTGTTCAAATCATTGCAGGATGTAAACGACAACCTGCTAAGTGGTTCTGGTGGGGGCGATCAACGCCGCCGCATTAGTCTTAACGGCGGTAAGTTCCGCGAGTTCGTCAACGGCGAACAAGTGTCCGTCAGTAAAGAAGATAACATGAATATGGTTATCGTGAACGCCGCCAAGATCAGTCGCCAGTATTACGAAGGCAACTATGATGCGCAGAACCCAACCCCGCCGAAGTGTTGGTCAACCGACACTGAAGCCCCTGCACCCGAGGTTCCCGTCGATCAGCGTATGGCCTCACGTTGCATGGACTGTAAGATGAACGTCAAGGGTTCTGGTCAGGGTGAAAGCCGTGCCTGTCGTTTCGGACAGCGCATCGCTGTGGCACTCGAAGGACAACTTGATAAGGTGTATCAGCTTGCCCTGCCTGCGACTTCTGTCTTTGGTGATGGCAAGGATGGCAAGATGCCGATGCAAGCATACGCACGGTTCCTTTCCGCGCATAACACCCCCGCAATCGCTATCATCACCAACATGCGGTTCGATGAAAGCAGTAGTGTTCCCAAGCTATTCTTTAAGGCGGTTCGCCCCTTGGACGAAGAAGAGTTAAAGACAGTGGTTGAAATGAAAGACCACCCTGATACTCTGAAAGCCATTACTCTCACGGTTGCACAAACTGATGGTGTCGATAAGAAGGCACCAAAGCAAGCCGCACCTGAGAAGAAAGAAGAGCCTAAACCGCTGTTCGACAATGAGGATGACGAACCCGTTGAAGAGCCTACCAAAGTCGTCAAGAAAACCGCACCTGCTCCAAGCGGTGGTGATGGCGACCTGAGTTCGATTATCGACAACTGGGACGATTGATCGCTCGTCGTCTAGGGTAATCGGACTGCGCCACGGTGGGGGACTTCAACCTCTTTCACCCTACCGTGGCGGTTTAGGCAATGGGTGGTATAAATGGAAACAAAAACATTTCTAACAAAGGCGTTGAGTAGTGAGGGCTACTACTGCGTCTTTGCGGCGAGATCGTCAGATGGACGTAAAGCACAGAAGTTTTACGATACGATTGATGCCGTTGTTGATGCCGCTCACAATTTTGACCAAGAAGGATATGATGTTTACTATGGCCTAGCCACGTTTCACGAGGCAGGCTCACGAAAAGTAGATAGCGTAAAGCACTTAAATGCGTTCTTTCTGGACCTAGATTGTGGGCCAAGCAAAGAGTTCACATCGCAAGAACAAGCGATAAAAGCCCTACATACATTCTGCAAAAAGCACAGCCTACCTCGACCGATTATGGTCAACTCGGGGCGGGGTGTGCACGTCTACTGGTTCCTGTCGGAATCGGTGTGCTACGAGGATTGGTATCCTGTAGCGGAAAGGCTGAAACGTCTTTGTGCGCAGGACAACTTTGCCGCCGACCCTGCTGTAACGGCTGATGGTGCGCGCGTGTTAAGAGTTCCTCACACGCATAACTACAAGACGAACCCCCCGTCAGCGGTGGGCTTCTTCGGCCCGACACCAGAGTTTTCAGCGGTAGATTTTGATGCGTTCTCGGAGTTGCTCGGGTCAGACCCGATACCAGTTCCCGCGAAGTACACGCCGCAGGAAATGAGCCAGACCATGCAAAACCTGATGGGCAATCAGGAAAGCGTGTTTAGGGACATTCTGCTGAAAACCCAACAAGGCAATGGGTGCCCACAACTTGCGTATATCATGGGCAACCAAGAAACCATGAGCGAACCAATGTGGAGAGCGGGGCTGTCCATCGCTAAGTTCTGCTCGGATGGGGACAAGGCGGCATACAAGTTATCGCACAAGCACCCTGACTACACCGCAGACGAAACGCGTAAAAAGCTAAGCCTGATAAAAGGGCCGTACACCTGCACGAAGTTTGACGAGTATCGGCCTGATGTTTGTTCTGAGTGCCCCCAGTGGGGGAAGATCAAGTCCCCGATTGTCTTGGGAAAGAAGCTACGCGAAGCCGAAGTCGATGACGAAGGCAACTATGTTGCGGAGCCTACGGCACCAGAGGAGCCGAAGTATGTCATACCGAAATACCCGCCGCCCTATGTGCGTGGGTCAAATGGTGGGGTGTATATACGCACCCGAAACGAAGATGGAGATGTAGACGAGAAGCGAATTTACCATAACGACTTATACGTTGTTAAACGTATCCGCGATCCAGAGTTGGGCGAGTCCCTAGTGATGCGTCTCCACCTTCCAAGGGACGGTGTGCAAGAGTTCACACTACCTATGAGTTCAGTCACGTCGAGTGAAGAGTTCCGCAAGAAGCTGTCCTCGCAAGGCGTTGCAGTTAAGAAGATGGATGATCTGATGTCATATACACTTAGTTGGGTGGATGAATTGCAAGCCACCAGTACAGCCGACCAAGCCCACGTTCAGTTCGGGTGGGCAAACGATAAGCACGATTCGTTCATTCTGGGCAACCAGAATATCAGGCCCGACTGCATCGAGTTTAACCCACCTGCCAATCAGACGATAGGTTTGTTTCCCGCATTTGAACCGAAAGGTAGTCTTGAGGTTTGGCGAGATAACTTACAAGTGTGGAACGAAGACAGATTTGTGTTACAACAATTCGGTTTTGGCATGGGTTTCGGCAGTCCGCTGATGGAGTTCTTAAACGAAAGTTGCGGTGCCATAGCGTTCGTAAACAATGAATCTGGTATAGGCAAAACTACAATAATGTACGCCGCCGCAGGTATATGGGGTGATCCAGATAAACTTGTTTTAGATAAAAAAGATACCGCCGCATTCAAAATGAACCGAGCCGAGGTTGCACACAGCCTGCCCGTAGGTATTGACGAAGTAACTAATATGACACCGCGTGAAATGTCTGATCTTGTTTACCAAGGTACATCAGGAAAACAACGTGGGCGTATGACTGCCAGTGCTAACGTAGAAAGATACCAAGGTAGGCCGTGGAGCCTGTTGATGCAGTACACGGCAAACGCGTCAATTATTGAGACTGTCAGTCGTGGCAAGGCTATGCCGAAAGCAGAGGCACAGCGGATACTTGAGTGTCGCGTAGAAAGAATGTTTGATGAGTACAAGGACAAAGAAATAACCGACACGTTTCAAGCAAATATCTTTGCAAACTACGGACATGCAGGGATTCCGTATATCCAGTGGATCATGAACAATCTGGATGAAACTCGCGCCATCATTAAAAAAGTACAAAAACGTGTCGATGAGAAAGCTGAACTATCCGCTGAAAATAGGTTTTGGTCCGCGACTATAACCTCTACGATTGCAGGATTACTGATCGCCAAGAAAGTTGGACTGCACGATTACGATGTGCAGAAGATATTCAAGTGGGCGACTACTGACCTGATCGCACAGAACAAGCGTGGTCTTAGCGAGATGTCTGGCACCGCGACTGATGTGCTCAACGACTTCTTTGCCGAGAACATTAGCTACATCCTGCAAATCAAAAGCACCGTGGACAACCGTGGTGTGCACGAGAGTGGGCTAGATGAACACGTTATCCCAGAACAGGTAGCGAGGGGCCGATTGGTGGCGCGATACGAGACAGACACGAAGCTGTTTTTCGTAAAGCCGAAACCGCTGAAGGAGTGGTGTGGCGAGTTGCAGATTAACTACGCCCATCTGGTCAGCGAGATCATGCAGAAGTTCAAAGGTAAACGTAAGAAGGTGCGCCTGACCAAGGGCACCAACCTTGTGCTACCCCCTGCTGATGTCATCGTCATGAAGTTCGATGCGGAGCCAGAAGATGACAGTGTGGAAAACCTATGATCTGCACCCTGACGGAGTACGCATCCAAGTGAACTGGGATAAAATGGTTATTGGTGCATCGGTGTTTATACCGTGCATCAATACCGAGGAGGCCATAAAGCAAAGCACCAAAATTTTTGCCGATAGAGGTTGGACTTTAGACCACCGAGTCCGTATTGAAGGCGGCAATTTGGGGCTACGCATATGGAGAACTGTGTGATATAGTTCAAGCGATGGTTTTGTTTGCCCTCACTAACATACCGTCGTTCTCCTCATGACCCCCTGACCGAAAGGTTGGGGGGTTTTTCTTTATCGGCTGTACTCCCTACGGCTCTGTTCGATGGCATAACGCACCAGTGGGTTGATAGTCACGCCGTTGTACATCTCATAAGATGTTCTTCTGTGTGAGTCCAAAGACCGCTGGATGTCCTCGTTGGCAATGGATGCGTAAGGATGTCTGTCGTTGAACTCGAAGATTTCGTCCAATACCGCAGAACTCTCGTCGAAATCGTTTACGCGCAGTGCCACATAATAACGACGCATCAGGTTGGTACGCTCGTCCACGATGGCCCGCTCCACACGCTTATCGCGTTGGTTCTGTTCCTGTTGGAAGATGTAGTCGGCAGGGGCGAACCCGATGCCTTGAGCAAGCATTTCCCAAGTAGACATATCAGCGTACATCGGATCGTTGCGGCGGGTGTAAATACCCCCCTGCTCCTGATACCGCCCGAAGGTCGTCTTGTAGGCGTTCGCCACACCTGCGGGAAGCGCACTCTCAATACCACGTTGGATTTCGCCGTTAGCAAAATCGTCTTTTGCACGGAGCATACGCTTACCGACACTCAGCGCCGGACCACCTAGATAGAACATGATGTCTTCTTCTAGTGAGGCATTGCTGTTGTAGCGGTTCTCTTGGATCAGCAACCCAGTTAGGCGCACACGGTCTGCGATGTTAATGCCTGTGGCTTCTTGCAGTGGGCCTTTGAACCACCCTTCACCGATCTGCTTGCGCACCATCGTGTTGAAGTCGTCCTCGTCATCGTCAAAGAACAGTGCGTCCATAACCAACTGCACCGCGCCGTATAGCGGCAGGCCGTAAACCCCAGAGAAGAACAGTGCAGTGCCGTGGAAACCCATGATCTGCTTGAACGCACGGTTGCGGGTAGCCTTATCGCCTTCGATATGGGCTTCGACCATCTCTTTTGCAGTCTTTGCCATCGTGTAGTACATCTGCAAGCCATAAGACTTGTACATGAAGGCCACACGCCCGATACCCTGTTGCGACACTTTCGGTGCAGTTTCAAGCACCGCGCCGCCGTTGGTCTGCTGAGTTTCGTAAAGGGCTTCTTCTGCCGCTTTCTGCCGCGCTTCTTGAGTAGACATGCTCGGGTTGTCTTTGCGTATCTTTTCGAGCGCAAGGTTGTAGGACGCGATCAGGGTGACCTGACGGTTGAAGCGTTCAGCTTGGTTGAACAGCATCGCTGAGATGCCAGAAATCTTGTCCATGTTGCGTGTAATCACGTTACCACGCTGTACACGTCCACCTTCTTCGAGGCCCAACGCATCAAGCAAGAACGACCGATTTAGCTGACCACGCTCGGTAGCCATCTTCACCAGAGGTGACAGACGTTCCAGTTCTGCAACTGTGTCTTTGTCTAGTTTCAGGTCTTTGCGTACCTTGAAGTCACCATTCGGCGTAACTTCGTAGTAGGCGTCAATGCCGTAGGCTAGAGAGGCTTTGTCGAGAACTTTACCCATGAGGTGCGCAGAGTCCGACCCAACCTTAGAGCCAGTGACCAGACGCATCGCTTTGAAAATTTCTGATGACGTGTTCTCGTAACCATACTTACCGCCCAGCATCGGCAGCACGAACAGCGGCACCTGTGAAAGGTTGACCAGTGCAGACGCGGCGTTGAAGCCGATTG